GACCATACGAGTATGTACGGCTGTAAAATCTAACTCATCTATTGTATCCCAATTTAAATGTTTGTATAATTTTTGAAGTAATTTAGTTGGTTCATTTTGTAAAATATCGTTTACAGTAATCTTAACAATACGAGAATCTATTACGTCGCAGTGACGATTGTCAATCTCTTGTTGTAATCGTTCTGTTAATTGTTCATCATCCCTAATGTCAAGCATACCATACCAACGTTCACGAGTCATCTTTGTTTCATTGTTTAACCAACATAAGAATACTTCATCTAGCGTAGGTCTTTCAATGAAAATAATGCGATCATCGTTATTCATCCAATGAAGAATTTGGTGGATGGCTGCATTAACATCTTCGCCTATGGCTGCTGGCCATCCACCATATATGCTGTAACCCCAGTGGGAATTGGTATTACGGCACTTTTCTAGTTCTTCCATAAAAGAATCTGTATCACGCACCTTGCAAAAACTTGCATAACCATGGCTGCTGCCATCTGGTTGCAACGGATTATCCATTATTGCTGGTTGAAAGTTTTTTCTTATTGCATTAAATCGATCTAATGCCCAACCAATAAAGCTTCCATAAGCACCAGGTGCGTATACGATACAGATTACTCGATTCATTAATTCATCGCCATTAAAATGCCAGTGTCGTGCTTAACGAAGTCAGTGATAGTTACACCTTCTGCTGCTTCAAACATGTCCTTTGCTTCTTGTAGTGGCTTAGTATTCATGCAAGAGATGCTATAAAGATCAACACGCATCTTCTTTGCAATTTCAGCAGCACGAAGTTGGTTTTCAGGAGTATCGCAAAGCTGTTCAAGTTTCAAACGACCAATGTTGCTATGGAAACCTTCGTCATGTCCAATCTTTGCATAGCTATTGGCAATGAAAGTATCTTCAATGCATTCAGCCATCTTGTTCCAAACACGTTCTGCACGACCTTCTGCAATGAACTGATAAAGAGCAAGAGCAAGTTCGTCAGTTTCTGCTTCATACTTTTCAAGAAGGTCAGCGCCTTTTGCAGTTGGCTTTGCAGCTTCTGCATCAATAGCAGCCTGAACATCTAGCGGTTCACCTGTAATCTTTTCAATGCATTCTTTAACCATGCGGAAGTGAACTGCTTCATCAAATGCTTGCTTAGCAATATTCTGCAATTCAATTGGATCACTGTTTGCTGGCATTGTAGCAACACGGTTTGAGATTTCAACCATGTTCATACGTTCATTGACCATACGACCAATAAAGTGATTTACAAGCTTTTCCTTGCTTGGCTTGCTTGCAAAATATGCTTCTGTTTGCATTTCACTAGCACGAAAAAGTGGTTCGTTAAGGGTTTTTAGATTCTTTACAAATTCTACTGCGTTCATGTCATTTTTCCTTTAAAGTTTGACTACTAAATTTTTACTGGCACCGCCTACCACTTCACGTGTTCGGTCAGTGACATATCCTGTAATTTGCAACATAGGACGGTCCCACCATCCCATATTAGCAGTGGCGTGTGGCATATCTTGCCATTCCCAAGTGATACAATCACCTGCTCGCCATTGAGTAAAGTTGGCATTGCCTAGTTGAAATACTTGTCCCATTTCCCAATCTGCTAGCATAATGGCAAATCGACGCATGATATCTGGATTTTTATCCATATCAGTTACTTTAAAACTGTTTTCACGTTCTGGTCTGGCAGCAAAGTTATCAATATGAGTATGCAGCATTTGACCAGTAGTTTGATTATGGAACTTAATCATACTTTCATCCATACCAAGCCAATTGCTTACCTGTTGAAAGATTTCGATATCTTCTGCTGCGGTACGATTAAAAACTTCTTGCTCAGGGTTAGCGCCAGCACGAATCAAATCTTGTTCTTCTGCTGTTGCACTATACAATCCCTTATCAGCAATTTCTTTGTTGAAATTATTACGTGTTCCCCAACTGCTTGCTTTTGTACGAGGCATACATTCACGAATTGCATCCGTAAAATCTGCATCAAATCTGCAAACATGTGTATAGCTGTCTATACCAGGCTGTGGCACCCGTTTAGTATCAAAATGCCAACGGCTGCGGCTCTTAGTAAATTCCCAACGACTATCGCCCCAATTTTCATACTCTGTCATCCTAAATTTTTTCCTATGCTGATTTTTTTCTAAGATAAATAATTTTATAAAGATATTTATAAAAAAATTCAGAAAGTGGAAAAAAATCAGTGAATAGAAAAATTTACAACTATTTGTATAAAAATTTACAAGATGCCTTTAATTTACCAAAGTATGATGATTTTCGTAACACAATGGACGAAAATACCGATGTTGCAGCATTGCCATGGACACCAAAACGTTGGGAAAAATTTGTTGAAACAGTAAATCAAAATTTTGATTTAGATATTAATTTTACTGGAACTCTGGCTGATGTTACACATGATATAGATCAGAAATATAGCTCAAGATTTTGGGGTGGCATTTGGCAACCTCGCACCGAAGTATATCAGTTTACAGGTTGGAATATTGTAGAACTTATTAATAAGGCAAATCCAAAGGCAGTGTTAGATGTTGGCTGTGGCTTTAATCAGTTTAAAGCACGTATTCCTAATCTAGTTGGCATTGATGCTTACAATCATAGTGCTGATTATATGGTTGATATTTTAGATTACAATGTTCCAAATGAAACTTACGATCATGTTATAGTATTTGGTAGCATTAACTTTGGTGAATTTAGTGATATCAATGCTAGATTTAAAAAAGTAATTGATTTGACTATGGTAGGCGGAAAAATATATGTTCGTGCAAATCCAGGCCATGTTCACAAAAATGGCCAGTGGGTGGATATCTATCCGTGGGATTTTGATACTGCTTATAAGATTGCTCAAATTCATAACTGTGAATTGAGTTCTTTTAAGAAAGATAATGGTGATAGACTTTATTTTGAGTTAAAGAAAAATGCCTAAACTAATAGTTTTATTTGGACCACAAGGAAGTGGTAATCATTTATTTGGTAAAATATTTTCAATGCATCCTGATGTTCACGGATGGAAGGATGCACTGAAACCAGATGGTTATTTTATTCCCCATTACAAAGAACCATTTAATTGGTATTGGAATAATATTGATGCGATTGATATGGATATTATGGGTGGCAAAGAATATGCCGTTACTAGTATTTCAAATCCATACATTGAGAAATGGTTACCAAAAGTTCCACCAATTTATGAGTTTATGGAAAAATGTGAAAGCATTGGCATTGAAGTTCAACCAGTTGTAATAGGGCGAGATAGAAATATCCTTACTCATCAACAAACCCGATTGCGAGGTGGACCAACTTGGGGCAATATGCCTCAACTTATACAATGGATGAAAGAGCCACCATTTTATATTTCACAAGAATTATTATATCTTTATCGTAAACAATATGTAAAGAGCTTAGCACACTGGTTAGATTTTCCTCTTCTTTGGGATGATCCACAAATAGAAGAAATTTTAAAAGAAGATGCAAACGAAAAGTATATTACTGCTAGTGATTGCACAGACTTAGACGAGCATGTTAAAATTATATTAACACCGCCATGGTTAAAACCACAATAGTTTATTTCCCATAAATATTATTTGGGAAACAATTATGCCAAGATTAAGTTTATATAGAGAAAATCACACCAATGATTATAAATGGCAAGATAACCGTATTCTTGAATTATATACGGTTGGTGGTGTAGGTATTAATGTACACAAATATCTTGGTCCTGTTACAAATGGACAATCTACAGATTTAACTGAACCAAATTATTTAAATTCTACTGAAAAAAATTTGCAAGATTTGCTATTCATGGAAAACCGTGACCGCAAATATGACAAAGATATCTATGAACTACGTGGGCACTATAGTGTTCAAGACAATGATTTTAACTTAAGTCAGTTTGGTCTTATGGTTAATAATGATACCTTGTATATTACCTTTCACAATAATGATATGGTTAGTCGTTTAGGCAGAAAAATCATGCCTGGTGATGTATTTGAAATGCCGCATCTTCGTGACTATTTTCCACTTGATGAAACTTTGCCAGCAGCTTTAAAGAAATTTTATGTTGTACAAGAAGCAACTCGTGGAAGCGAAGGTTTTGCACAAACGTGGTGGTCGCATATTTGGCGTTGCAAAGTTGCTCCAATGGTAGATGCGCAAGAATATCGTGATATACTAAACGAACCAGCTACAAACAATACAACATCTACTATTCGTGATTTGTTAAGCAACTATAACCAAAATATTGGCATCAATGATGCAGTTATTGCACAAGCACAAAGTGATGTGCCAACTAGTGGTTATAATACTAATAATCTCTTTATATTGCCTACAGCCGATGGTGTGACACCTATTATTGCCATACCAGGTTATTTAACAGGCAGTGCTGCGCCACCAAATGGTTTACCTGTAACTCAAGGAGTTGCATTTCCACTTAATCCTACGCAAGGTGAATATGTATTGCGTACTGATTATGTACCAAATAGATTATTTCGTTATGATGGAACAAGATGGGTAGCACTACAAGATGTTCAACGTGCAAATATTACTGGTATCGAAAATAATACACAACTTGGAACATTTATCAACAATACAGCTACGGTAAAATTACCAAATGGTGCTGTTGTGCCTAGTTTACAACCACTAAGTAGTTTATTAGCACTCAAACCAGATGCATTAGGATAATCAAATGGCACAATTTTTCTATGATAAACAAATTCGTAGATTTTTAAATCAATTTATACGCATTTTTAGTGATACATATGTTGAATTTGGTCAAGACACAAATGGTAATCAAGTTCTTTATCGTGTTCCATGTCGCTATGCTGATACTAATCGTCAAGCTTCTGCTATTCTGAAACAAAATAGTGATAATGGAATTAACAGTGTTCCTCAAATGGTTTGCTATATTACTGCTGTTGATTATGATAGAAATCGTGTTCAAGAACCAAAGTTTGTAGATAATCGCAGCGTTCGCCCAAGAGCAATTGATCCTCTTACAGGAAATTTATCTACTCAACAAGGTCAAAATTTTCAATTACAAAGATTAATGCCAGCACCATATAAACTTACAATCGTAATGGAGATTTGGACAAGCAATTTTGATCAAAAAATGCAGCTATGGGAACAAATAGCTGCTCAATTTAATCCAGATATGGAAATACAAAATAGCGATAATTATTACGATTGGACAAGTTTAAGTTATATATTGCTTACTAACACCAACTGGACAACTAGAAATATTCCTGTGGGCAGCGATGATCCAATTGATGTAGGAACATTTACTTTTGAAGTTCCAATTTGGATTACCACACCAGCAAAGTTGCTGCGACTTGGTATTGTTCAAAGTGTTGCAGTCAATACATATGATGCTATGGGCAATCCTATCCAATCTATTGAACAACAAGCTAATCAACTTGGAAGCCGTCAGTATTTTACGCCTACTGGTTATCAGGTTTTAGTTAATAATGGCAATGTAACACTGTTTCCAAGTGGTGGTCCAGAACTTAATAATACTGCATTTACTACGCCAACAACACTAGGCAACGCTATACCATGGTTTCCTGTAGTTTCAAGTTTCGGCAAGCTAGCTAATAATTATAGCATGCTGTATCTAACAGATACACAAACACAAAGTTTAATAACAGGCACAGTAGCATATGATTCAACAAATCCAAATAATTTGCTTTTTACAGTTGATAATGCTACAATACCTACAAATGTTTTGCCTAGTGTAAATGCAATTATTAATCCACAGGTAAATGCGCCTGGTATTGGATTACCTGCTGCAAGCACTGGTCAGCGATATTTGCTCACTAATAATTTAGGTGGTGCGACACTAGGAAACGGAGCGGCAGCTTGGCAAAATGCAAATACAAGCATTGTATCTGCGCTGCCCAATGATATTATACAATATAACGGTAACTCATGGTTTGTAGCGTATAGACCTAATGCCACAAGCAATTCAAGTTATGTTACAAACACATTTAGTAGTATACAATATGCATGGAATGGAAGCGCATGGCAAAAAAGTTGGCAAGGAATTTATCAAGAAGGTCTGTGGTCAATCGTTCTTTAACTGCTGCTGGTGCAATCTTTATAAGCGCAAAAACAAAACGAGGATTATTTTTGCTACGTGATCAAGATACCTATAGTGACACGTGGGGGTTGGTTGGTGGTCAAGTAGAAGGTGATGAAACCTTATACGAAGGGTTGACAAGAGAAGTTAAAGAAGAAATTGGTTTTGTTCCACCAATAATAAAAATCATACCTCTTGAATTATTCTCTTCGCCAGATGGTCATTTTAACTATCATACTTTTGTAATAATAGTGAAAGCAGAATTTATTCCAATATTAAGTAGTGAACATAAAGGTTATGCATGGTGTGATTTAAATAATACACCAAAACCGCTGCATCCTGGTTTATACAATAGTTTAAACAACAATATTATAAAAGAAAAACTTGAAACTATTCGTGATTTGTTAAAAATCACCTAATAGCACAGCATCTCGTATAGTTACTTCTTGATAATTAGGCAATGTTTTAAATAATTCATCAAAATTATGACTGTGATGATTGCGAACACGATAAAAACTTACTGAACTATATGCTGCAATTACATTATACAAATATGTATCAAAATCACGGAAATCATCTATTACTTCACGACCATCATATCCTAGAGTGTCACTATAAATATTTTCATTTGTAACGCCATCCGTTCTATCAAAACCAAATAGAAATATCTTTTTTGCGCCATCAAACGCTGCAAGATATGCTGCGGTTGCACCAGCATCCATATGATATACATGCGGTATTAAATTTGCATCACGATATGAACTTGTCCATAATTCGTTTGTAATAAAAACTTTATTGTGCATGTCATTTGCAATTTCAGCAAAGAAAATACCATCTTTAAAAACATAATAGTCAGCAGGCGTGTCACGATATGCAGCATTACAAGCATATGTTCTTTTATAGCCTTCTGCTACTCGTTGATTATTCTGGCTCAAGATAAGTTTTACTGTAGGATCAAGTCTACTGATTCCATTTCCAAGTACTACAGCAGTAGATGATGCTAAATCATATGGCAAATCACGAGGAGTAACAAACACACTTTGCATTTCTCCATCACGAACATATGAAAGAGTTTCACCTTTATAATCACGACGATATGTTGGTTTATTTAAATTTCCCATTAGAATCTTCCTACTGCTATTTCAATTTTTACTATGCTATCATCTAATATGATATCCATACTCTTGCCTATAATACAACCTGGTTCGTATAGCGATTTGTCCATTGCACATGCTACACCACGTTCACTACTACTTACCAATAAGGTACCTTTATTTACTGGTCCACGCACTAAGCAAGGGACACGACCTGTTAGTGCGATTGGCAGCCAATTATCATGTTCAAAATTATCATTCATAAGATACGCAGGGTTTGTTGATACTACACCAGCCACCGCCGTATCATGTGTGCGGGTTGATACAGTAACATCAAGATCACCACCAAATATCATAACTGTGCCAGGTGTATAATAATCATCACTATGATACATTTCGGCCAAATCGGCGTATTTTGCTGTCGTTGATGTGCCAGTAAATGTTACGGCATAACAGGTGCTCCAATAAGCACTTGCACTTCCCAGTGTAACGGCATTATTACTACTTGGTGTATGAGTAGAACTTGTTATTGTGCTGAATGTACCAGCACTACTTGAGTTGCCAATAGTGGTTGCTAATAAACTGGTAGCATTGATCGTAGCACCATTAGTTGTTCCTTGTAGGTTAGTTGTTCCACTTACAGTAAGTCCAGTTAGTGTCCCAACACTTGTGATATTTGTTTGTGCTGCACTACTTGAGTTTAACGTTCCATATAATACAGCACTTGCATTTCCAATAGTACCAGCATTTACTGCTGGTGCAGCAATTGTATCAGTTGTCGTGATGGTAGTTGTATTGATAAATGTGGTATTACCCGCAATACTTAAGTTACCACCTACGTATAAGTTACCAGTGATACCAACACCACCGCTTACTACCAATGCGCCAGTAGTTGTACTTGTGCTTGTAGTTCCACTTGCAGCAATAATATTGCCACCACTATAAAGATTACCAGTAGTTGTAACAGTTGTAAATGCGCCCGTATTTGCAGTGTTTGCACCAATTGCACCAGTATGATAACCAGTTATCTGACCACCACTGCTTGTTGTGAAACTTGGACTTGTAAGCGCACCAGTGCTTGTGATATTACCTTGTGCAGCAGTAGTTAAGGTACCAGTAAGTAGCGCACCACTGTTTCCTAATACGCCTGCCTGTATTTGGTTTGCAGCAATGGTACCAGTTGAAGTAAGAGAAGTTAAGGTGCCAACACTTGTAATGTTACCTTGTGCTGCGGTAATTAGTGTGCCTTGTAGCAACGAGCCACTATTACCGATTAATCCTGCCTGCAATTGGTTAGTTGTAGTTGTGCCAGTCACAGTTAAATTAGCAAAAGATGGTGTAGTTGCAACTACTGTCCATGTGTTTTGTGTGCTGTTATACACAAAAGTAGTATTGTTTAATACTGCGATCTGACCATTTACTGGACTGGTTGGAAAACTCATAATGTTATTTATTGATTCAAGAATGCAGATGTTTGTGGTGTGAAGTTGGCTGTGTAGCGTGCATAACCTTTTGTGTATCTTATTTCGTCAACATAACCATTAAAATATATACCAGTAGACCCTGTTGCACACCATCCACTGCTGAAAGTGGTATCTGAAAATGTATATGATGTTGAAGTAGAACCTGCAGATACTCCATTAATATACATTTTC